GGCAGAAGTAAATTTTACGATCCTCAAGGGAGTAGCTTGTTTTGGAAATCTCCAAACCCTTAGCGTAGTCATCATTCTCAAAATCTGATTCAAACTGTTTAATTTTTAAACCACTTTCCTTAAAGCAGGGCATCTCCTGAATATCTTCAACGAACTTTGAGCCGCCCGCGTTATCAAGGATGAGCATGACAATGTTAAAGTAATCGAAAAGATATTTGACATATTTAGCCCGAGAAGCGATGTTGCTTTTAGAGAGAGCGTAGCCGTGGACCAAGGTAATGGTTCTGTCTGCCTCATTCAGTTCTCCAAGAGCCATAGCAAAATGGTCAGAGGCTTCCGAGTCGGAATAGTTTGGGTCGATAGCTAAGATGTATTTTTTAGTGCTGTCCCCAGTTATCTTGGTGCAGGGATACATTCCATCTTGAATTGTCGCCTCCTTCATTTTGAGCGGCGAAAAGAATCCGGCAGCATCATCACTAAACTGGGCCTCAAATTCGCGCCCGAACTGGGCCAAACTCATCGAAGACTGAGCTTCTTTAATTTGTTCTTCATTCATTAGACCGCGAGGGGCCATCTTGTAAGATAGCTGGAAGATACAATGAGAAACGTAGTCTACTCCCGTTTTCTCTTTTGATAGTGTAATCTTTTCCTTGTATTCCTCATACAATTTGTAAAGATATTCAAACTTGTAACTCGCAGAACTTAGACAGATAAGCTTTTGCGTCGGGAATTCATACTTAGCCCTGTCTTCCTCCTTCAAATCTCCCGAAGCTATCAAAACATCCAGCGCCTTTCTGACCTTCTCTCTCGCTACCGGGTCGATGTTAACCGCCAAGAACGGACGGAGAACTTCATTAACGATTTGTTCCGATAAGAGAAGCATTTCATCAATAAAAATTACATTAAAGCGATAGCCACGGATTTTCCCGCCATCCCCGAGAGGAAGGGCTACGATTTTAGATGCACCGAAATTCATTTCCCAAGCGTCTGCATTATGGCTAGGTTTCCCGGTTAAGCACTGGGCCAAGAAACGCCCTTTTGGATTTTTGATAAAATCTTCTATCTGTTTAAATACAGCGCGAGACTGACGGAAGGTTTGAGAACAGATTCCAATCTTAACTCCGGGGTTAAAGATTGCATACAGGGGAATAAAAATAGCCGCGCCAAACGATTTAGAAAAACCACGGGAACAAACCTCCAAGAAGAAGTCTCGTTCAAACATGGCTTTAATAAGTATGTGCTGAAAGGGATAGAGTTCGATTCCCATCAGCAATTGGACGGCGAAAGTTGGATTGGACTTCAAGAACTTAGCGAAAGTCACACGCGCCGTGTGATCATCGAGACTTCCCTTTATGCTTAATAACTCATCGTTAAAATTTTGAGTAACCGGCCTACAATGTAATCCTTCTGTCCACATATTAAATTCTTCCAGTTTCCGTTAGATATTCGAAATCAAATTCCGGGGCTTTATCCCCAAGAGAGAGAATCTTCAAAATGACATCTTTCATGTGCGCCCTATTTTTACAGAAGACGAACTGTGCCGGGTATTGCTCTATGATTGTTCTGACGTTTTTGAAGGTGTGTGAGATGAGATTCGTATCCCTGACAAATCTTGTTTTAAACTTGAGGCAATTCGTCAAGCTATCCTCAATCAAAACAAACAAATAGAATCCTAGTTCTTTGGCTCTTTCAAATTCCTTTTTCACTCTCTTAAAATTCTCAACCGTGTAGAATGTGGAGAAGAAGTCGGACACGGATTTTCTCTCAACATAAACATCACAATAATGATCCTTGCCAGCAGTATAATCTCCGGTATCTAGTTTCGCCACCTTCGATTTAGAAAAAGACATCGGTTGCTGTTCTCTTGTGTCGATAAGAACTTCAATTTCTTCATTCTTGGGAGAAAGGAACGAAGAATAATTAAATCGCGGTTTCAAGTCAACGATCTTAAGAAAAGCATCATACGTCCCAAACATCTGCTCAATTCCTACTACGGAGGGGGAGATTATAGTCCGCAACTCAACCTGACAAGGCGCGAAGGTTAATTGTTTTCTTTTTTTTCTTTGTAAGAATAACTCTTTCGCGAGTTCTTTGGCTTCGTCTGTTTTATGGTTTTCCATAAACCATTTTGATAAGTTTTCTCTATTGGTGAATACGGCTTCGAAGTAGGTTTCATAGTCTCTAAATTTAATTTGTTCGTTACTCCACAAATCTAATTTGGGGTAGAATGTGTAGTAATATTCTTCCACCTTCATCTTTTCGGACTTAAGGTGTCTGTGAAGTTTTTTTAAATCTTCAAATTGGTGTTTGCAAATTTGGCAAGTAAACATTAAGTATTTAAAATTTCTGATTTAGAAATACCCATTACGTGGGCTATATATTCTTCGGCGCTTTCGATCTTATCCATTTCTTCTAGGATTTCCTTTTCCCTAGCTTTTGCAATGAGAAGCATTCTTTTCCTGCCGTCTTCGTCCTTCCAAGCTTCTACGAAAGCAGTCAAAGACCCATTCGCAGCAGTTTGATTTTTCATTCGATTGGCGCGATTACTGGACAGAGCTTCCTGCAAACTCTTTAATCTCTTAGCGCAATCGTCATACTCCTTGGCTTTTTTGCCGAAAGCCTCTGTGAGAGTCATCTTGATACTTCGATCTTCATCTTCCACGGAAGCCTCTAGCTCGTCATTCAAAATGTCGAGTTGGCGTTTAATCTGCTTCATTAAGACGTAATCGGAACAAAGAGTAATATACATATTCAACTCTTCCGAGTTGAGTTCTTTGTCGTAAACCCCATTAATAAACTCTGCCTCAAATAACTCTTTTTCCTCTGTGGATCGAATAGCATCAATAGTAGCTCTAAAACGGGGACTTTGAAGACAGTTTCTTAGGTAGTCCAAGTTTCTTCGTTGAGCTATCGTTAATGTTTTTTCGTCTAGAGTAAGGTCGGGTTTAGAGTTATTAACTTTTCTGATAAGAAGCGAGTAAGCTTTCGGAGCAGAATATCTTTTGTCCCCCATCAACGGGTCCTGTTTCCAGCCGTTAACTTTGATGAATTTATCAACAGTTTGCGACTCCTTGCTTAAAGGGGCGAGCGCGGGATTGTCGAAGATGTAACGAGCAATTTCCACCGCGCCCATCGTCGTTGCATTTTCTTCGACTAAGCGCCGTTGATCTTCTGTTAGCTCAAGATAGCTGAGATTCTTTTTAATCTTTTGGATGTAGAGCTTTATCTTTCTTACCTCTGGAGAGCGATTGTCGATATCGTCTTTGCTGAAAGCATACTTAGCCAAGTCTAAAATTGTCAGCTTGGAATAGTTGTCCCTGACAAACTGTTGTTTATCAGGCTCGACACCATAATCATACTTATCAAATAACTGTTGTATTGAGTATTCCATTATACGAATAAGTCTTCTTCTTTAAGAGCCTCTTTGACTATCACCAAGATTTTTTGTTTCAAATTGTAAATTTGTTTATAACCCGGAGTCTTATTTTTCTCTCTGGTTTTTAAGTCCAGAGCGACGGCTAATTCTTCATCTGAAAAATTCTTAATATAAAGCATTTCATAGATGACAAACATTTTAGCCGGGAGCTTCTTTCTCATTATTGTTGTCAATCGGTCTTGGACCCTTGGCCAATCAATGTATGGCGCGTCTTGAACTCTCTTACTAAGTTCTTGTTCGTCGTTATCAAGAGATGACGCTAGTTTGATATTATAGGCCGACTTCTTGGATTTTTCCCACTTGGCATACAGCGGACACTCGGAGCACTGTTCGCCAGAAAGAGTAAAGCCACATAAGTTACCACCTTGATTCAAGGAACATTTGGAACAGGGCGGGGCCACTCCGCTATAGTTATCCCTGATAAGATTGGCCATTTGATTCGAAATTATTCGATTCAGCCAATTAGCTAGTGGCCGGGACTGATCCCACTGAGCCCACTTATTAAAGATATGAATCCTTAGAATTTGACTAATGTCGTCAAAGTCAATTTCTGGAGCACAATAAACTCGCCACTTGTTTTTCCGTTTGGCAATTTCAATGTTTACTAAATCAATACTTTCTTCGAAGGTCTTCATTATTTGACTTCGATGGTTTTCGTTTTCGAAGCCGCTCTTTCTGAGAAGTTCTTTAAGACTTGTTTCTTATTGACTTTTGCTGTAGAACTAGCTTTTCTCGGGTCTCTTTTTTCTTGAGAAGAGCCTACCAAATCTTCCGCTTTGAAAACGTTTCTTTCTAAGCCGCTAATCTGAAAGAAGTTTTCCTTATCAATTTCTGGCAGGGTCTCGGGTTCTTCCTCGTCTACTAAGTCCACAACGGACGGCGGTTTAGCTCTTCCCGTTGGAATTACTTTTGCCGTTTTAGCGACTGCTGTTCCGGCAAATGGCTGGCCGCATGACCCGCAAAATTTAGGTTTTTCGAATTCGTAACCTGTTCCGGCACCGCACTGTATACAATAGTGTTTGTTCATAATTAGCAATTACTGCAATTATAGACTTACACTTTTTAAATAGAAAGTAAAGATTTTTTCTTCACTTTCTTCATTTTATGTGTAGGCTAATTAAGCTTTTGGAAGGTCTCGACTATGTAGGTCAGGATTTTATTCCTCAAGATGTCTTCTGATCCAAATTTAAAACAATAGATTCCTTTCGAGCGAGACTCTTCATTATCAAAGGCTTTGTAGACTTTATTAAATCCGCTATTCTTAATATTGGACTGGGCATTGTCCCCGATCATTATCATTTTTGAGAATTTACCTAATCGCCCCATTACTAGAAGGAATTCTTGCATTGAGAGGTCTTCGATTTCATCCGCAATAATTAATGATGCGTTGAAAGTTCTACCTTTGAGGAAGCCAACCGGGACACCTTTGATAAAATTCTCTTTTAAAATCCGGCTAATTTGGGCCGGGGGCAATAGTTCATTCAAGTGATCCAGTAATGGTTCAATGTAGGGTTGCATCTTTTCATCAAATTCCCCCTTTAAGAAACCCAGCCCCTTAGAGGACGATTCAATAGGATTCCGAACGTAGATGGCCGAACTAACGCGCCTTTCTTGTAAAAGCTTGAGAGCTATATAAACGGAGAGCAAAGTCTTTCCTACACCGGGCGGGGCTTCGCAAAGAATGTAACTCGTCTCTTTATCGAGAGCCACATCAATGAATTTCTGCTGTTTTTCCGTCCAAGGAAACGGATTCACGGTTAGATCGAACCCAAGCTTTTCGGTCTGGAACACGCGAGGGCTAAGGTCCTTTTTCTTTTCCTTTTTGCTCATTAACCAAGAGAGATGAGTTTCTTACCCGCGTTTTTGCTGGCGAAGCTTTGTTTGACCCTTTTCTTTTTAGCAAGGGCCTCTAAAGCGGACTCGTTTTCCTCTTCTGTTTTTTTCCATGTGACTTTCTGTTTAGCCATACCTTCATTTACACAAAATAAACCTTTTTGAGAAGTCTTCTTGAAAAAAGCTTGACAGAATCCAGAATCTCCGTATATTATCGTATGAATTTTGATAGGTGTCTAGAAATTACGAGAGCACTTTTCCGGTCAGACCATTCGGAAAGGACTTTCCATACTACGTTTATTTTACAGAGAAAGCATATTCTTTCAATTGGAATTAACCATGCGAATACACATCCGATTACTTTAAAATACAATTATATTTCCGAAAGTGGTGTGGATATCAGGGACAGGGTTGGAATCCATTCCGAATTATCAGCCCTTTTAAAACTAGGTGAGGAAAATACCTCCAAATACGATTTCCTGAATATTCGACTTGACAAAAACGGAAATGTGTGTTATTCTAAACCATGCCGTGGTTGCCAACACGTTTTGAGTCAATTCGGCTACAACAGGTTCTATTACACCAACGAAAAGCAAGGTTTAAATAATTTATGAGTCAAGCCGTCGAATCCCACTATAGGTATCATTGCACTAACCCCACAGACATTAACGAGCACCTTCCGGTTCTTAGGGAATTTGCTGAAAAATGTGAGCACGTAACAGAAATGGGCGTGAGGACAGTGGTTTCGACTTGGGCTTTGTTCGCTGCCAAACCTAAAGTTTTGCGCTCTTACGATAGGGAGCACAGCGGAAATATTCATCAAGTCGAAGCGTTGGCCTCGGAAATTGGTGTTGACTTCAAGTTTATTTTGGGGGATACGCGGACTGTTGAAATTGATCCCACAGACATGTTGTTTATTGACACTCTCCATACTTACGACCAATTAAAAATTGAATTAAAACTACACGCCCACAAAGTCAAAAAATACTTGGCATTCCACGACACAATATCTTTCAGAACGAAGGACGAACCCTACCCCCACAGCGTTGCGGGAGAAAAGGCCGGATTGTGGCCCGCTATTGAAGAATTCCTAGAATCACATCCTGAATGGAAGATTTTGTTAGAGAAAAGAAATAACAATGGTCTGACCATCCTCGAAAGAACCGCTTAATGAAAATCATCATTGAATCAGACGTTTTTTCAGAAGATGAAGGAAAACGGGCGACCATTGAAGCTGCCTCCAAAGTATTTGAGGAAGTCGTAACGGTTAAACATTTTATTGACGTTGATGAAACGTTCGCCTCTGAGCATTTAACATCTACAAATTTTTGGCGTGGGTCGATGGGTCTTAAATCGAAATTAAAACAACATTTCGGTATTTCCGAAGACGACAAGAAATTCAATTGTCTCCATTTCCTCCCCCCATTTAAGAAGCACGCGCTTAGCGACCAATACTTTTTCACGGATGCGTCGAGCATCAACGAACTTGACGAAGATTTCTTTCCATTATTTATCCGTCCGGTGTCGGGGAGGAAAGAGTTTTCTGGGAATGTATTTAAAACTAAAGAGAAATGGCTCAGAGAATTTAAATTTCTAACAGAGAACAAAAATCATTCTCCGTTTACTATTTGTCTCATGGCCCCAGAAAGAAACGTGACGAAAGAATTTCGTTTCGTATTTGTCAATAACCGCTTGGTTTCCGGCTGTCTTTATTTAGATAAAGGCGAGAGAGTGGACGGACCCGCCAGCCAGAGAGCAGCCGATTTAGCAAAAGAACTAGCTAAAAATGACTTCTTTACCAATTTTCCAGATTTTGTTCTTGACATTTGTGAGAGTCATGGTAAAATGAAGTTTCTAGAAGTGAACTCTATCCATACAAGCAGTTTTTATTCTTGTGACTTGGATAAAATTTACAAAGCAATAAGAGGCTCATTGAATCAATGATTTATTCATCGGGGATAGTTTTGGCACGCGGTTCTGGGCCAACCTTGCAGATTTTGATGGGTCACTCTACTCACAAAAATCCCGCATCAACAGGGGACAGAAGGTGGACCTTTTTCAAAGGAAAAGTAGAAGAAAAAGAATCTCTTTGGGAGACTGCTAAGCGGGAATTTAGGGAAGAGTGCGGCTTTCAAATTAATCGGGATGATGATTTTAAATCAATTTGTTATGATGGCAAAGAGCCGGGGGCGTTCTTTTCATATAAGGTTGGAAGCAGAGAGAATCGCAAGAAAGTCTATGCTCACATGCTCTTTGATGACAAAGAGCTAACCAGAGATTTTAAATTTCAATGCGATTCTTTCATTGGGAAAACGGATTATTACGAAATTGATGATTTCATTTGGGCCAACCCGACTCAGGCCAAAAGAATTTGTATGCCCTCTCAGCAAGATTTATTTAATCACATTTACGACTTAAGTCACTTACTATGAAAGAAGAAAAGGCGCTACTCAACTCCGAAGGGCTCGGCTCCTTAATTGAAATTAAGGAGAAAAAGCAATTCTTACCCTATGTGAACGTTAGTTCCGCAGAGGATTATTTTAAACTCGACCGTTCTAAGCGGGAAAAGCACGGTTTTTATTTGTTGCCTTTCTCCTTGCCTTGGAGTATGGACGAAGATGATGATGGATGGAATGCTTTCGACAAAGAAATTAAAAAACTGTATCCTATACAGTTCTTCTTTCGAAATACTCTGTATCGCTTCTTTAGCCGCAAGAAACACCAGATTGAATATGATTTAATTTATCCAATCAGGACTTGGTTTAAAAACCCAAATAAAAGGATTTTAAAATGCATCCCGCGCCACCGATGGGTTGACCGCTCAAGTCTGGTTTGGGATATTAATGCCGCTATAGTCTTGGATTTTCATGAGGAAATGACTAAAAGCTGCGTCGATTGGGATCATTCGAAAGAGGTCCGCGAAGTGAGAGATTGGATCATATTCGCCAAAGACGTAATTTTAAATGAGATTCCAAAAATGGAACATGACATTGATTGCACTCATAAGATTTGGAATAGTAAAAATGGAGCGGCGTGCTATGAAAAAGTCGTAGCTATCGAGGCCGGTATTGAGAAACTAAAAACCGCCCTTATCCGAGATTTGGCTAAATATAGAGATTATTTATGGACATAACAATTACATTAGCATGGTGGTGGGTTGTGCCTACCATTATTACGGTGGGCGGCATCATCTGGGCAATGTGTTACGATGATGGTGGAGGATATTTTAGCGGCATTGGGAATGTGATTCTATTAGTTCCGGTTCTCTTTGTTAGCTTGATTGCGTGGATCATCGCGGCATTTTTTAAATAAAATGAACGACAACAAGCAACGGATCGAACTCGCCAAACTCGACGGCTATCGCCGGGATAATCCAAACGTAGGCCCAAAACACGAAAAGGTCTGGGGTTGGTGGGTCCCCGGTGGGAAATTCCACATGGGCAACAGCATTTTACCGGATTATTTAAACGATCTTAATGCGATCCAAAAAGTTGTTTTAAAAGTTGTCACTGAAAAAGTTGAAGAAATCTCCTTCTCGGAAAAATTAATAGAGATTTTAAATAGAATTAACGATGGGAAGTTTCGGTTTCTTGGAGCGTCTCATTTTTGCTTAGCTACCGCGCCCGCCCGATACATCGCAGAAGCCTTATTAAGGATTAAGGATAAATGGGAAGACTCGCCACCATTTGAGATAGAATCTGACCAAATCACGATAGGAAAGAAAACTGGCCCACTTAAGCTATAAAAATTTGACGAGAGTCGGGAACCACCTAATCATATAGAGTGAAAACGTTTACAAAATGGTTTATTATTAACGCAATCGTTGCGACTTGCGCTTTTCTCGCCTCACAAAAGGGGTTATTCGGAATCATTTTTGAAAATGATGTTTCCTACATGAGTTCGGTCATCATGCTCGTTTACTTCGTGTTCAGCGGATTTACGGGCCTGTTGTGCAAACGTCTCGACAATCTAAAAAGCAAGCCCGATAACGCTCTTTTAAAGAATCTTAAAATTACAGAGTTCGTGGCCGACAACTTTACAACCTGCGGCCTTTTAGGAACTACCATCGGGATGTCTATCATGATGTTCAGCACCCTAGATGGAAATGCGGACGTTGGGACCATTATCAAACAATTGAAAGTCGGCTGCTCGACAGCATTCTTCACAACGATTGTCGGCATCGCCGCCAATGTATTTTTGAATATTCAGCTTCTACTTATTAAACACTCCATCAAAGGAAATCTCAAGGCGAATGAATAAAAAAACCCTGATTCCTTTTATTGACGTTTTGTTTATTCTGCTCTGTGTGTTTATCTCAATATCGAGTCTGCTTAAACACGCTCAGAAAGAATCCGAAGCATCAATTTCCGCCAACGTCCTTTATCAGGTGATAATGGATTGGGAGGGAACTTCGAAAACAGACATGGACCTTTGGAGCAAAGACCCGCAGGGACATATTGTAGGATTTAATAACCGCGAAGGTGGAGAGGGTAGCCTCTTTAGCTTGGCCCATGACGATCTAGGTTCAAAGAATGACCAGACCAAAGATAAGAATGTCGTCGCGGTTAATCAGGAAATCATTTCTATCCGTGGAGCGATAGAGGGAGAGTATGTCGCGAACGGCCACGCCTATGCTAAAAATCAAGAAGAGGGGACTCTTAAAGTAACCTGCAAACTTGTTAAAATCAAACCATTCAAAGAAATCATCAAGGTTGAGCGCGAGTTTAAGGCTCACGGAGATGAAGTGACATTTTTTAGATTTAAATTTGATAAAGAGGGCGTCGTAATTGATACTAATGAACTCCCACAAAAATTCGTGACTCTAAATAAAGGCGAGGAAGTGGTTCCAAGCCTAGAACAATTTGAACAGAAATGACCGCCCTAGCTTTACTATTATTAACGTCTGGTGCCCTAGCCTTCTGGCTCTTAGTGGAATCCAAACTATCTTGGATATTTAAAATCATTTCTATTTCTCTCTTTTGCGTTGGAACCATCGTCTTCTATTTGTCTCTGTCGTCCTTTCTGGGGTGGGCCGCGATGGATAAAGACTTGCCCGAAAAGGTCAGCATACATTGGGTCGTAGTTAAAGAACCTAGTAAAATCGTGGTTGACAAAGGAAGAATTTACCTTTTGGTTGAGAGTTTTAGAACGAAGTATGAGAGCAAACTTTTGAATATGTTTGGATATAAAGCTAGGAAAGACGAGCCACGGCTCTTTTCCATACCTTATTCTCGACAGTTGCACGAATCTTTAGAAAAGGATGTCATTCCCCGATTAAAGGACGGCCAGACAGTTGACGGAAAGTTCACTAAAGGTGATGGCTCCGGTTCTGGCAAGGGCGGCAAGGGAAAAGGAAATGGCAAGGGCGGGAAAGGCAAGGGAGAGGGTGATGGAAAAGGCGGCGGATCAGAATCACAAGAACAAGAATACCACTTTTATAATTTGACACCGGGAGAAATCCAGAAAAAATAATATGAATACCAAATCAGTAATGTATCTCGTCGTCGGCGCGGTATTAATCATGCTCTTCCAAAACCTAAAAGAGGTAGCGGTTGAGTTTGTCAAAAGCACAATCGAACCAGCGCCCGCACAAATGCAGATGCCTTTCCCGATGTTTATGCAGCCAAGCCAAGAACGGTCTCAAAGTTACGGCGGCGGCAACTTTGCTCAGAAATGATCTACTTTATTATAGCTTCGGTAATTTGGTGTTTCTTTGGATTCTTTAGCTTCGTTGACGCCAACGAATATTTTGAGTTTGGTGAAATTAAAACTTGGTGGGGACTATTTCTTTGGTCTGGCCCGTTCGGTGTAATTTTGATGATTTTATTGTTGTGTTTTTTTGCTTGCATAGACCTCTTTAGAAAATGACTAAGAAACAAATCGCCCACATTCTAGATTCTGGCAGAACCTATTTTGGCATTCGCCGCACGAAGGTATATGTAGACGGCGTATTTAAAAATAAATACAAATATCTAGAGACGATTGAGTTCTTAACAAAGAACGAGGAAGAGGCCCATTTGATTTGCTTCCACCTAAACGGGACCCTCAATCCTAAGAACATTCGCGGCAAGAAATGGTTCCGCGTGCGCGTGACCGGGACTAGGGCTGCGGCGATTTGTAAAGAATACGGAAATCTCCTAGACAAGAAGAAAAAAAAGGCACAAGTTCTTTTAGAGCTAGCTAAGGATAAAGAGGCTAGGGTTCACGCACCTTTTGCTAAACAGGAATTCAGAGAAGATTTAAAAGAAAAAATGAGATTATGTTAGAGATAGCTAAAATGAAATTAAAGTTTAAGTCTGGAGAAATTGAGGTTTCTCTTGATGAACTTGTTCAATTAAGAGAAGAACTGGATAAAATTCTTTCTCCGATAGAAAAGAAATCCTTTAAAAAGATCGTAAAAGAACTTGAGGAAAAAATTGAGGAAGTCAAAAATAGACCCCTCCCTCCCGCACCGTATATTCCGTATACGCCCGTCGGTCCCTATACATGGCCGGGAACCAACCCGAATATTCCTTGGGATCAACCAATTATCTACTGCGGCGACGACTTAGGCCGTCCTGCGACGGTAGCCCTTTCTCCACAGGATGTCCCCCATAATGGTTGAGATTTTCTTAACCCTTCCTTCTTTTAATTTTGGAAAAGCCTCATGGAGTAATTCATGAATCAATATTATTAAATGTTGCCTATTTTTGAGGGTGATATCTAGATGGATTTCGGTTAATGGCCCCATGTCCTGATGATAGCCCCAGACTTCACATCCGTTAATTATTACGTCTGATAAGTCTCTTTCGAAAACCTTAATTTTTTCCGGCTTCTTCATACCTAAGATTACACCCCTTAAAATCAAAAATCTAAACGTTTCACATTAAGTTATATATGATTCATGGCGAAGACCTTAAGGATATTTTCTTAGTTTTAAGTATTAAAAATAGCAAGCCCGGTGACAAATCTCTCTGGTGGCGGGCTAATTCTTCCGGCTACACCTTCGATATTAACGAGGCTGGCGCATATACACGTAAACAGGTTGAGGAAAACCCTAGATATTATAATAATGGAATTGACACCAAAGCCATACCTTATTTAAAGATTTTGGGACATAAAGACACTCAACTCGTTTTAGAATTTAATTTAGCTAAAAATTTATGATTACCGGAGCATTGAGAAAAGGAAGTCAAGGGACGTTGGTTAAGAAAATCCAGTATTTTTTAATTGGTCGAGGGTTCGGAGGCATTATTGCAGACGGAGATTTTGGGCCAAATACCGAACTGGCAATAGAGGGTTATCAAATCACGAATCATCTTGAACCGGACGGGGTTGTTGGAAATAAAACCTTGTTGAAGATGCTCAATCAAGGTCTCCTACTCCTTAGTCACGAAAATAGCCTAGACCCACCAAGCAAGCCCCCATTTCCAGCTTTGCAAGATAGACCCAAAATTTTTGGGAAATTTAACTTTAAATCAAAACCCGAGAAAGGAAACCCCGAAAACATTGAAATCTTGGGTGATTGGGAGGAAAAGAATATCGTTTCGGTTGTCGTCCCTCATCTTAATAAATTCGTCAGAGAAGTTCGTATTCATAAATTGTTTGAGTATCAATTTCTTAGATTTTGGCGAGAACTTGAAAAAGCCAATCTACTTCCTTTAATTAAAAGTTTCGATGGAGCATTCGTCCCGAGATTTATTCGTGGGAGTAGAACGACACTGAGTAATCACTCTTATGGAAGTGCCTTCGACATTAATTATGAATTTAATCAATTAGGGGCTCGACCCGCAGAATACGGCTCTCTTTGGAGCGTGCGCGAATTAGTTCCAATAGCGCATAAATTAGGAATGTATTGGGGAGGACATTTCTCCAGATTAGACGGGATGCATTTCGAACTAGCGGTCCTTTTAAAAGAGGGCGAATGGTTAGATATAAATTACGAAACAAACACATATTCTAAAGAATTTCGTGTATCTTAATACATGAAGAACAAAATTCT